TTTCGCAGTACAATAGTAAAAATTATACTTGGGATTTAAGTACAACTCCTAATCTTAATTATCCTGTTTTGTTATCTGATTTAGCTGATGACTATACTTTTAATAATAGAAGTAATTTTTTATATTGGATGATGCTAGAGGGGCAAACTGATTTACCTAAAATATATTTAAGAACTTATAATGCTGCAGGATCAGTGTTAAATACTTATACGATAACAAATAGTGTAAGCACAGGAACTTATCGAACTAATATGGTTTGTATTGATGTTGGTAAAAAGGGAATAGATGGGATTAATGCAGCTTACTTAGTAGGTGTTGAATATTACGATATAATGGCTGAAATAAATTCAGAAACTGCTCCATTCAAAATTAAAAGATATACAATAAAATGCAGTCCTCGTTTTGATGTTTATACACTTCATTATTTATCGACTACAGGAGCTTATGAAACTTTACATTGTAGTAAGGTAGCTGAACTAAACTCAACTAAAACAAGTACAACTTTTAAACGCTCACCTTGGACCAATGTGTCTAATGTAATGACTTTAGATTATTCGGTAGCTGTAGAACAGCCAACTATTGTAAATGTACAAAATGGATTAAAGTTAAATAGCGACTGGGTTACTAAGGCCGAATTATTAAAGTATAAAGATTTGTTTTCTTCTCCCGATGTTAAGTTAGATTTAGGAACTGCTCAGGGTTATGCATCAGTAAAGGTAACTAATGGAACTTATGTATCTAAGAATAATGACAAGCTAAGAAACTTAACTTTTGATTTATTATTTACTCACAATAACCAAAGACAAAAAGGATAATGAACGATATTAAGATTTTATTATATACTCAAGATGCAACTCCTATTGAATACGATGTTAGTTATATTGATGAAATTCCAATTAGCTTTAACTTTTTAATATCGGACATTAGAAACCCTGATAAAAAGAATGCAAGTTTTTCAAAGACAATAACATTCCCCGGAACTAAGGATATTAATAAATTCTTTGAGTTAATATGGAAGTCTAACATTAGTTTAAATTATTTCAATCCTAATAAGAAATGTGACATATATTATTATGTTAATTCGGTACTTCAGTTTAAAGGTGATTTACAACTAATCAAAATTAACGTTGATGATTCAAGCGGTGAGGTTGTTTACGAATGTAGCTGCAAAGGAACTATCGGAAACGTATTTACAAAGATAGGAGATAAGTTGTTATCGAATCCCGAAGATACCTCGTTTACTAACTGTTTAAATTTTAGTACTTATAATCACAATTTAACTTTTAACAACGTAACTAATAGCTGGGCCACATCAATACAAGTAGCTGGTTCGCCTGTTACATTTGCTTTGGGTAATGGATATGTTTATCCACTTATAAATTATGGTAAGACATCAGTAGTAGCTGGTAATCCTTATGGCCAAGTAGCAGAAACCGATTACAATATAAAGTTCTTTAGACCCGCATTATATAAAAAAACAATCTTAGATAAGATATTCTCCGATGCTGGTTATACCTATACATCAACTTTTTTTAATTCAGCTTTTTACAAAAGACAAATTATTCCTTCTACAAATGATAAGTTTGACAAGTCGCAATCTCAATTATCACAAAATCAATTCTATGCTGGATTAACAACAACGTTATCAACTCCTGTAATAAGCACAACTAATCTTTTTAATAATTGGTATTCAAACTCAGTAACACCTCAAACAGTATTATTTAATAATACTAGTACATCTCCATATAACGATGCTGGAAGTCATTATAGTTCGGCAACTGGTTTCTTTACACAATCAAGTATAATTAACTATACAGCTGGCTCAACTATTGTTTTTGATTTAGTGATTACAGCTTCAAGTGCTACAGCAGTTTATGCAAAATTAACTTCATTAAATTTTAATATAGTAATTGAAGGAGCTCCACCAACATACGGAACTTATAGTTTAATAAGTAGCTCGGTAACTGATTATTTAGTAGGTACTACAGCTAATTTACAAATAACAGTTGTAGCTCCATCAACAACGGTTGCACCTGGAGGTCCATTATATGTTCAGTTTTTTTTAAGCAGTATATCTTATCAATTATATCGTTCAGATGCAGTTACTTTAGTAAATACAGGAACTTCAACAATAACAGCTAATATAAAAAGTGGCTCAGAGTTTTATGCTAATTACGAAAATCAACAAATAGTTGAGGGTGATTTAGTAGACTTAAATAATGTTTTACCTAATAATATAAAGCAAATAGACTGGTTAATGTCGGAGTTTAAATTGCATAATCTTTACATGGTCCAGGATAAGACAAATGAATATAATTACTTTATTGAAGATAGGGAGAATTTTTATAGTGGCTCAATAGACTGGTCTGATAAAAGAGATTACTCAATGAAGCGTGAAGTATTACCAATAGGAGAATTAGATTTTTTACGATATGAATTAGCTTACAAAGAAGATGCTGATTATTATAATAATAAATATCAAAATGATTATAAAGAAACTTTCGGTAAACATTATGAATATATAGATAATGATTTTATTACTCAAACAAAAGATGTAAGTGTAATTTATTCGGCAACTCCATTAGTTGGTAACTATGTAAATGGATTAGTAATTCCTTATATTTTAAAGAATGATAATGGGGTGATAGGTTCTATAGGTGGAAACATACGATCTCTTTATTATGGAGGTTTAATTAATTTAAGTTTTGGAACCTGGAATCTATGGTATTCAAGTGGAAGTTCATCAACAACTTATTCTACATATCCATTTGCTGGAGATTGCGATAATCCTTATAACCCTACTTTAACTTTAAATTGGGACACACCTCGTGAAATTTATTACACTTATCAACAAGCGACTTATACCGATAACAATTTGTATAATAGGTTTTATTCTAAAATGATAAATCAATTAACTGATAAGAACTCAAAGATTGAAAAAAGATATTATAATTTAACTGCATACGATATTAAAAACTTTGATTTTAGAAATGTAGTTTGGGATGATGGGTATTATATAGTAAATGCGATAAAGGATTACAACTTTATGAAGCCACAATCGACAATGGTTGAATTATTAAAGTTAACTGATTATGCTGTTTTCGTTCCTGATAATGATATTCAAGTTCCTGGTGCAAATAGAATAGGTAATATTAGTCAATTACAAAATTTAAGTTTTGCAAATGGAAGTAATATAAACTTTGGTTACAATAGCAATATAGTAGGGGGTGATAATAACTTTGTAGCTTCAGGAGCAAATAGCGTTACGCTAACGAACTCAAATAATGTAGTTATAGAATCATCAATAAGTAATTTTACAGGCGTTAATTTAACAGCCAATAGCACAATAACAAGTGGAGGGATTAACTTATCGGATGCCATTACAATAGATAATTCAACTGGTTCTTATTTAGCTAAAATTAATACAAGTCAAGTAGTAAAGAAGTCAATAACAATAACAGCGGATTATACCATTGATGGAAGTTGTACGTTTTTTTATGTAAGTGCTGTAGCTGGAAATATAAAAATAACAATAGACCCGACTTTATTTATTGATTATGAGTTTACATTCTTTAGAACTGATGCAACTGCTAACCTAGTAAAGTTATACGGGGTGGCATCGGAAACATTAAACGGGGCAGCATTACCGCAAACAATAATAACAGGGCAATATTCAATAATAACAATTAAATCAAATGCAACTAACATCTTTATAATATAATTATGGCAACTGAGAAAATAGGAATAGAAGTCGAAGTTAAGGGAGCTGAAAAATCAATCAGTTCTTTTAAAGATTTAAAAACAGCAATTAAGGCAGCCAAGGATGAACAGATAGCAATGACTTCTAAGTTTGGCGAAGGTTCTATTGAAGCAACAAAAGCTGGTCAAAAATTAGCTGGATTAAAAGATAAAGTTGAGGACTTAAACGATTCGACTAAAAGTTTAAAAGGCAGTGGAATTGAAAGATTAACATCTTCATTTAGATTATTAGGTGAAGGTATTGGTACTTTTGATTTCGATAAAGTTAAAACAGGATTTAAAGGTGTTGGTGCTGCAATGTCAGCCATACCTATATTTTTAATAATTGAAGGGTTAAAGTTATTATATGATAATTTTGATAAGATTACTGCAATGTTTGATACAACAACTGCAGCAGAAAAGGGATTAGCAGAAGCAACCAAAGAAGTATCAGGCGAATTATCAAAAGTATTAGAGGGTGTTCAAAAAGTAGAGAATGGGTTTGAAGCATTTCGTAAAGGCACAATATCAAGAGATGAAGCATTAAAAATATATAACGATACATTAGGTTCGACTTTAGGAGCTACAGATGATTTAGCTGTAGCAGAAAAGAATTTTATAGCAAATAAAGATTTGTATATTGAAGCACAACAAGCTAAAGCAACTGCAAATGTTTTGTTTGCAAAGTCAGCAGAGGCACAAGCTAAAGTATTAACAGGTGAAGCAGAAGAAACTTCATTATATCAAAAGGCAAAAGCATTTGGATTACAACAATTAACTGGTGGTATTATTTCTTATTCTGCAAAATTAAAACAATACAGTGCAGAAAATGTAGAGACTACAAAAAATGAAGCTGACGAATTAAAAAAATCAGGTAAACAACAATTAGATGAATATGAGAAAATTACAAGTACTTTAAAAACAAATGGTGAGAAAGCTGTGTTAGTAACAAAACAAAGTGTAGTCACTAATAAAAAAGCTGGTGAAGATAAATTTGCAGATGAAAAAAGATTATTAGCTGATATTGAGAAAGCAAAAGAGGAATCATATTTAAGGTCTTTAAAAAGTGATGAAGCTCGAGCAGTTGCAAAAGCACAATTTGATAATGATAAATTAATTGAAGATGTAAATAAAAGCAAAGCACATCAATCAGTAAAAGATGAATCATTAAAACAGTTGGCAATTAAATTAGAAAGTGATTTATTAATAATACAAAAAGATTTTCAAGGTAAAAGAGATGCACAAGAGAAAGCCGATCAAGTTAAAAAAAATGCAGATGATACAGCATTTAGAACTAAACAATTATCGGATGCGGATATAGATAATAAAAAGTGGGTTGCTAATTATTTATCAAATAAAGAATCTGCATATCAATTAGAATTAGAAAAAGCAGAAGGTAACGATTTACTTAAGCTACAAAAAGAACAAGAACATCTTGATGTGGTTTATCAAATGAATATTGATACAGTTACATTATTAGGTACTAACAAACTTGACTTAGATAATAAATATGCAAAGGATAAAATAGCTTTAGAAAAAAAGATTGCAGCCGAAACTAAAAAAATAAAACAAGATGAAGTAAAACAAGGTTTTGAAAATGCTAAAAATGGTTTAATTGCTGCTCAAGGTTTATCAGATATATATTTTAGTATCAAATCTGCAAAAGTAAAAAAAGGTAGTAAAGAAGAAGAAGATTTAGCTCGTAAACAATTCAACGTTCAAAAGGCATTTAACTTAGCAAAGGTTGGAATGGATGGAGTAATGGCAATATCTAATATTATAGCAACAACTCCTAAAGTAGACTTTGGTATTTCAACTGGTATCTTATTAGCAGCTTCAGCAATTTCAACGGCAGCTAACTTAGCAAAGATAGCATCGGCACAATTTGAAGGTGGAGCTGGTGGCGGTGGAGGTGCAAGTCCTGAATCGGCTGCAAGTATTCCATCAACAACAAGTCAAGCTCCCGCAATATATGGACCAGGTCAAGGGCAATCAACTACCTTTAGTGGTAATCAAAATAATAACTTTGCACCAGTTAAAGCATATGTCGTAGAAACTGAAAACCGAAGCACTACAAACCGAGTAAACAAATTAGTATCGGAATCCACTTATGGATAAAAACAATATTTAAAATTTAAACATTATTAGATTATGGAATTACCAATTAAGAAAGCAATAATAGATGTCGAAGATTCAGAGATGGGATTAAAGACAGTTAGTTTAGTAAGTGATCCAGCAATTCAAATAAATTGGATTAAGTTCAACAAACAATCTGAAATCAAATTAGCAATTCAAAACGAAGACAAGAGAATTATATTTACTCCTGTACTTATACCTAATCAATTAATATATCGGAATATAGCTGGTGAGGAATTTAACTTGATGTTCGATAAAGAAACGATTGAATTAGTAGAACAAAAGTGGGTTAAAGATAATTTATCAAGTGCTGTAGATATTGAGCATTCAAGTAAATTAATAGAAGGGGTTACATTTTTTGAATCAGTATTATTAAACAATGAAAGATTTGCAACAGCTAAAGGGTTCGAAGGATTGCCAGAAGGAACTTGGTTTTTAACTGGCAAAGTTGAATCGGATGATGTATGGACAAAAATCAAGTCGGGTGAGGTTAATGGCGTTTCGATTGATGGGTTATTTAAAACTGCTGAAGTAAAAAAAGTAACTATGTCAGACGAACAAATAATAAAAATAATAAACAATTTAAAAACTTTAAACATTATTTAATTATGGAAACAAATGTTATCTCAAAAATTAAAGACTTTATCATTACTAAATTAAGTGTTGATGAACGTGTGGCCTTAGAAGGTCTTAATCCAGTTGCTGCACCCGCTACAATGCCAACTGACGAAAAGAAACCAAGTACCGAGCAAACTCCTGAAGTTAAAATGAAAGAAGCTAAAACAGTTGATGGTTTAGTATTTGCTTATGATGGGGAATTAGTTATCGGAACTGCAATAATGGATATTACAAGTGGCACAGCAACTCCAGTAATGGATGGTGAATACACAATGGAAGATGGGAACATCGTAACAATTACAAGTGGCATAGTAGCTGAAATAGCAAGTAAAGCAGAAGAAGCTACTGAATCAGTTGAAGTAGTTGCTCCAGAATTAAACTATCCTAAAGAAATGGATACTAAAATGAGTGCAATGCAAGTATCTTTAGAAAGTCAAATATCTAGTTTAAAAAAACAAGTTGTTTTACTTAACAAAGTAGTAAATGAAATTTTAAACACACCAATACAAAATGAAACTAAGGTTTCTAAAAATTGGGAAGAATTAAGTTCTTTAGAAAAATTTAGACTAACAAAATAATTAATAAATAACTAACAATTTAAAACAAAAAAAATATGGCAATTTCCGCTACAATCGTTGATATCAGAGGCCTCGCAGTGACGCCCATCATTGAAGAAATACTCTTCGCGAATGACACAGTAAACAAAAACTTAGTAAGTTTAGCAACTGACATTAAAAGTGATACCATCTTTACCGAGAATGATAACACAGCCACAATGGCTGCATACTCATCAGGAACTCCAACTTCGGCTGGTACTTTCTCAATAGTAGATACAGCTATCACTCCAACTAAAATAATGTACTACCAAGAATTTGATCCAAACACTTTACGTTCTTCACGTTTCAACAGAAGCATGAAGCCAGGAGCTTGGGAAATCGAATCAAGTGAATTTGGTTCAGTAGTATTAAAATCTTATGGTAATTTAATTGCTGAAGATTTACAAACTAAATTTTGGAATGGTGCAACAAGTGCTACACGTACTTCAGTTGCTGCTTTAACTCCTGGACTTGGTCAAGGTTCAGTAGGTGCTGCAGAGCAAACTTTAGTAGCATCAGGTTCAGCTACACTGATAGATGGAGTAGCCACCCGAATGATATTTAATGGGGGAAATTTAGGAACTCGTATTAAAGTTTTAGGAACGACTTTATCATCTGGTAATATTGCTACTGAAATGGCAAAAGTTTACGAAGCAATTCCTGCTCGTGTTTTATTTGGAGCTGTTAAACCTTTTATCTATTGTCCTTACAATGTAAAGCAATTTATAAATGTATATAACATCACTGCTACTTATCGTGATTTATTTGCGGTAACTAATTTAGGCCAACCAACTGAAGCTTATTTTTACAACGGGGTACAATTACAATTTGTGCCTTTAGCAAGTAACGTTTTAATCGCAGCTCGCCCGGACTACATTTTTTGGTGTACGGATCTAACAAGTGACATTAATAAATTTGAAGTTAACAAAATTGCTTTCAATCGTGAAGATATGTTTGTAAAAAACATTATGACAATCTTCGCACACGTTGTGAATCAAGCAATGAATGTTCTTTACGTAGGATAAATTTAATGGAAGGGCAACCCTCCTTATTATAAACAATATAAAATTATAAAAATATGGCATGCGTATTAACATCAGGTTATACCTTTCTAGGATGTAAAGGTGGAGCTGGAGGAATCAGACGAGTTTTGATAACAGAATTTGAAAACCTAACAGGCGGAACTTTTACAGCATCAGCTGGAGTTGTCACAACCTTTACTTTAGGTACTGGCGTTTATCGTGAATATCTTTTAGATAAGGAGATGGGAATGTTTTCAAGTCCTGGAACTTATACTCCAGCATCAGGAACTGTATCTTATGAGCCGAGTGTTGACTTTACAATTAAAAAATTAACTGCTGCAATGATTCAAGAAATTCATTTAGTAGCTCAAAACGTTGTATCTTTAATTGTTGAAGATATAAATGGTGATTATTGGTTATTTGGTTATGATAGAGGAATGGATTTATTGACATGGTCAACTGATTCAGGGCAAGCGATTACGGACATGAATGGACACAAACTTTCCTTCAAAGGAAAAGAGATAGCTCCGATTTATAAAGTTGCTGCTAATCAAATTGCTCCATTATTATAATTAACAACTTTTTTAATTTAAGCTCAGGCCCGTAAGCTTGAGCTTTTTTTTTAAATAACAAATTGATATATTTGTACGTTATATAAGTATGATAACAATTAATAAAAATAATAGCAATATAGTTATCTTAACACTTACTGAAAAATGTTTGTTAACTAATCCTTATTTTTTATTTGAGTTTAAAAACGTATCAACAAACACAAAACAATATATTATTCCGATTGATATTAGTACAGAAACTGATAGGTTTAATGAATTTGTTATTGTAGAAACAACATCACCAACAATCCCTCAAATCAAGTTGACTGTAGGGGATTATGAATATACAATTTACGAACAAGCTAGTAGCTCGAACACAAATCCAGCGGGATTAAATGTAGTGGAATTAGGTTATGCAACTTGTTTTGATTTAACTACAGTTACCTTTGCTGAATACGAGGGTGGCTCAACAACTAATAAAGTTTATAATGGCTAGAAAATTAGAAGTATATAATGACATAATTACTATTAAGATGGATGTTAATCAACTTCCTACTTATAAAATAGATACAGCTGGTGAGTTTGTTAAGTGGGGTAAGGATAATAATTTCCCTAAAGAATTATTAAATTCTTATAACAATCATCCTGAGCATGCTGCTATTTTAAAAGGTAAAGCACGTTATCTTAGCGGACTTAAAATAGTACCTAGTCAAGATTTACCACAAGTTCAACAATTTTTAGCCAAGGCAAATAGATTTGATTCATGGTATGAATTAAGAAAAAAATGTGATTCCGATAAAGCAATTTATGGAGGTTTCGCATGTCAAGTAACTACAAATTTAATAGGCCAACCGATTGAGTTTTACCATTTAGATATGGGCAAAATAAGACTAAGTGCAGATAATTGCGGAGCTTGGTATAGTGAAGATTGGACTGCTAAAAGTTATCATTTAAAGAAAACTTACTTTCCATTTTACAAGGATGGGTTTATAGGTGCATCAATTTACTATTCTAAGGACTTTACACCTTCGTTAAATGAATTAGATGGACTTTACCCTTCACCCGATTATTCAAGTGTCTTATTAGACATTAATACCGATATTGAGATTAGTAACTTTTTTCATAGTTTGGTAAAGAATGGATTTAGTGCTGGTCATATTATAACTTTTTTCTCGGGTAAATTAACACCTGAAGTTAAAGAAGACATCAAAGAAAGATTTCAAGAAAAACATCAAGGCACACAAAATGCTGGTAAGGTAGTATTAAGTTTTACTAATCCCGATGGCAAAGGTGCAGAAGTTGTAAATGTAACTCCAACAGGATTAGCGGACCAATACGAAGCGTTAAATAAACGTAACCAACAAAAGATAATAACAGGACATAACGTTCCGGGAGTATTGTTTAAAATTAAAACTGAGGGTACTTTAGGAGATCGTAACGAATTAGATTTAGCACACGAATTATTTATTAACGAATACGCTAAGATTGAACAAGTAGCTTTTAATAAGTTTATTGATAAAATGTTTAAACTAAAGACTGGTTTAGATATTACATTTGAAGTAGAACAAGTTCAGCCAATAGGCAAAGAACTTCCATTAGAAAATCAAAATGTTATCAATGCTTTAAATGCACGTGATCCTAATATTGTAACTAATTATATTATTGAAAAATACGGGTTAAAGATTGAAGCTGCAGAAATTGGTTTACCAAGTGCAACTGTAATACAAGAAGAAATACAAGTAAACGAACACTTAAAAAACTTAACAGGCAGACAAAGACAAAATCTTTTTAATATAGCCAACAAGTTAAAGAAGGGTGATTATACAGCGGACCAGGCATTAATAATGATTAAAACAGGATTTGGATTAAGTGATGCGGATGCTTTAACGTTCTTAGGAATAGCTCAGGATGAAATGAATAATGAGGTTGTAAAAGTTCAACAATCAGCTGATAAAGAAAAAAGATTTATTGAATGGGTAAAAGCAAATGCTGTAGATGTAGATGATGATGACGAAATAATAGACCTTGAGTATGTAAACTTTAAAGATTCAAAACAAGTTCTAAGATTTGAGTTATCGAAACAAAAATTATACACAACCAATAGATTACAATTATCAATTACTGATTTACGAAATGCAATACTGAATCAATTTAAAGGTAATCCATTTGCGAAACCTGAGGAACTTGCGAAGTCATTAAATGTAGATGTTGAAAAAATAAATAATGAAATAACCTGGTTAAAAGAAAAAAAACTAGGTAGCTTTTTAGATGGGATATTTACACCAACTCAAAAAGGTTTAGATAAAGATACTGAAGATTATGATACCGAAATTTACACTGTTTATAAATACGATAAAAGACCTGATGTAAGTGGTCCAAAAAGATTACCAACAACAAGAGAATTCTGTTTACAAATGATGATTGAAACAAGTGGTCGAGAAACTGTTGATGGAAAAAATGTAGCACGAAGATTAACCTACGAACAAATAGATGCTTTTACCAACGAGTTTGGAGAAAGTGCTTGGGATTTCAGGGGAGGATTTTATAATGATGGAACTGAAACAACTCCTTGGTGCCGCCATATTTGGGTTGGTGAAACTAGGATAAAACGTAAAAAGAAATAACATGAGTACACTTTGGATAGGTCAAGATTATTTAATTAGACATTCGGTTATTGACGATAACACGGAGTACGATAAGATAACACCAGTTATTGAATTGGTACAAGATAAATACATACTTCCTTTATTGGGAACGAGTTTATATAATACTATTGAAACTCATATCTTAGCTTATATAAATAACGCAACAACAATTCCCGCAGATTACAAACTAATAATTGATAACTACATTTTAAAAATGATGGTTCACTATATTATGTATGAAAGCTCACCAACATTTAAATTTCGATATGCTAATAAAGGCATAATGACAAATAGTAGTGATAACGGGCAACCGATACCTACTAATGACATGGAATATTTAATGAATATTTGGAAAACAAATGGTGAGATGTACGGAGATAGAATGATAAAATATTTAAACTATAATAATTCTACTTATCCAACTTACAATACTAATACAGGTGCAGATATATTTCCGGAACGTAATGCTTACGATGTAGACATTTATTTAGGCACGAAAATTTTAGGTAAAAAAGATTATAGTAATATACAAGATAATAGAGATAATCCAGTATGGCAATAAGAAATAAAACAAAGATTGAAATAAAAAAGTACATTAAAAAAAATAAGAAAAAAATAGATGCTTACATTAAACAAATTGGTAATTGCGATAGAAAGTTATGCCACTGCTCACAAACAAATTAAGAGCTGGTTTTTTGGCGATCCTTGGGATGAATTAAATGGAGGACAATCTATTCATTATCCTATGTTATTCGGTACTTTGCAACCTAATCGAATTAGTGGCACTAGTGATGTAACTGTAATTAGATTTTATATTTGTGATAAAAGCAAAAAGGGATTAAGAAATCAACTTGAGGTCTTATCGGATTGCAAACAAATATGTTTAGATACTTTAATTTATTTTAAACAATATCAATTCGATGAAATAATTAAGATAAATACTGAAGCAACTTTAACTGATTTTGTAGATGCTTTTAATGATGAAGTAGCGGGATGGTTTTTTGACGTAGAATTTAGTGCAATATTTGAATGGGATGCATGTAGTATTCCGATAACAAATCCAACAACAATATAACAATTTAAAAATATAAATAAAATGGTAAGTAAAAGAACAATAACAAGACCTGCAA